GTTTTCCAACAAAAACTGTAACATGGAGAAAAAATAAAGGTGCATTCAAGTTAGATACAACAGTAAATATAAATGAATTGAGTGTTAAAAATGGAATAGCAATAAAGATTACACCAACTACATCAAATCATATTATTGCTTCATTTATTAGAAAAATTGTTATTTAGATAAACATAGAGATAATAATTGATGTTCGCAAGTTATAAGCTGAATTAGTTGATAGAAAACTAATAGAAGACCAATCAATACTCTTTGATATGTTTATCATTTTTTCTTTATCAGTGAAGAAAACAATACCATAACCTTTTTTACCTGGAAGATCTTCAAACCTATCATAAATTTTCATATTATCTTTTCCGAAACATGTTGAAGGAATATATACGTCACATTTGTTAATCATTATTTTATTTCTTGTAGATGATACAGTCCCTCCATCAGATAGAGAATATACCTTCATTTTATCTTCTGAAATTATATTTATTGTATATTTTGTATTTGTTGAGTATTTCGACCATATTTGAAAAACACAATTAACATTTACTTCTTTATTTTCAGGATTGTAAAACTTAGCAGATAGTTTTTCACTATAAATCAAATTATATCCTTTAACTCTTTTACGTGGAGAACCTTTTCCGTCGCTTTCAAATAGTTGTGGTAGAATGAAACATACATAATCAGCAAAATTGTAAGAATGATTTATGAAGTTCAATGCAAGATGTCCTCTTAGTCCAAAAGGTGGATTTCCAAATACAATATATTTTTTTGATATATCTATTGGTTTCCAATTTAAGTAATCTTGGGTTTGAATTCCTGTTGTACGAGGTTCTATATCAAGACCAATAGAACCTTCCGGTAATATATGTAAGAAATTACCATCTCCTGCAGATGGTTCAATAAATGTATAGTCTTCTATATTTATTTTTACTTCACTATTGAATGTATCCCAACATTTTTTTGCAATACATTTTGGTGTAAAGAATTGGTCTTTTAAAGAAGATGTATATTTACTATAATCAATATCTTTTGAAAGTATCTTATAAAGGTCAAATATATATAAATTAGGAACATTTTTTAATTCAATCCATCTACGAATTGTCCCTACGCATATATTTAATTTATCTGCGATATCTTTTATAGATACATTCTTCAAACATTCTTCGAATAAACTAAAAGGTGATTCTATATTATTATTTACTTCATTAATATCATCATTTGACATTAGATTGTTTTTATTTAATTGTAGTTTTTCTTTTGAATTAATAAGTTCTATTAATTGTGATTTATTTTTTGTTCTACATTTTGTAATACTCAATTCTTTACACTTCTCTAATAATTCTGATTTATTCATTTTATCTATTGAGTTAATTATAATATTACTTTCAGTGTTATTTGAAATCTTTATTATATTTATATCAATCAATTTTTCAGCAACATCTTTTATATTATCTATTTGTATTTCGCAAGGACTTTTGAAACTAACATGTTTTTCATATTGTGACTTTTGAAAAGAAGATTTTAAACATTTTTTGCAACTATATTTATTCATTTTAGCAATATTGTATATATAATAATAATTTTTTATATTGTAAAACTATATTCTAAATAATTAATTATAAAAATACATTATGAATCTCTTTGTATATTATACTACTTAAGGAAAAACGAGTACATAATTAAATTAAATATATAATATGAATCTCTTAGTATAATTATACTACTTAATGAAAAACGAGTACATAATCTTTTTATTTTCTTAAAATTCTTTAAATCTCTGAAACCTTTCTAAATAATTAATTATGTACTCAAAAGGCATTCATTATAACTTATTAAAAATAAATAGTTATCACTTTGTATATTATGCTACTTAAGGAAAATGAGTACATAATCTTTTTATTTTCTAAATATTATTGAAATCTCTGAAACCTTTCTAAATAATTAATTATGTACTCAAAAGGCATTCATTATAACTTATTAAAAATAAATAGTTATCACTTTGTATATTATGCTACTTAAGGAAAATGAGTACATAATCTTTTTATTTTCTAAATATTATTGAAATCTCTAAAACTTTTATAAATAATTAATTATGTACTCAAAAGGCATTCATTATAACTTATTAAAAATAAATAGTTATCACTTTGTATATTATGCTACTTAAGGAAACGAGTACATAATCTTTTTATTTTCTAAATATTCTTAAAACTTTTAAAATCTTTCTAAATAATTAATTATGTACTCAAAATATATTCTTAATAAAAATAAAGTATTCTTATTTCGCCCACTTTGTATATACATTGTAATCTTATTAATTAAATAAAGTATTCTTATTTCGCCCACAAAGTATATACATTGTAATCTTATTAATTAAATAAAGTATTCTTATTTCGCCCACTTTGTATATACAATATGATTCTATTTATATATTCTGCTACTTAAGGAAAAATGAGTACATAATCTTTTTATTTTCTAAATATTATTGAAATCTCTAAAACTTTTATAAATAATATAATTTTTTATGTACTCGTTTTATATTCTTTTATAACTTATCAAATATATATAGTGAACCACTTAGTATATTCTGCTACTTAAGGAAAATGAGTACATAATTTATTTAATTCTTTAATATTATTGAAATCTCTAAAACTTTTATAAATAATCTTTTTTTTTAATTAAATTCTTTAAATCTCTAAAACTTTTCTAAATAATTAATTATGTACTCAAAATATATTCTCTTATAATCTTATTAAAATAAATATGATAATCACTTTGTATATTATGCTACTTAAGGAAAAACGAGTACATAATTTGTTTATTTTCATTAAATTCTTTAAATCTCTAAAACTTTTCTAAATAATTAATTATGTACTCAAAATATATTCTCTTATAATCTTATTAAAATAAATATGATAATTACTTAGTATATTCTACTACTTAAGGAAAACGAGTACATAATCTTTTTATTTTCTTAAAATTCTCAAAATCACTAAATCTTTTCAATATAATTAATTATGTACTCAAAAAAATATTCACTTATAACCATTAAAAATATATAGTAATCACTTAGTATATTCTGCTACTTAAGGAAAACGAGTACATAATCTTTTTATTTTCTTAAAATTCTCAAAATCACTAAATCTTTTCAATATAATTAATTATGTACTCAAAAAAATATTCACTTATAACCATTAAAAATATATAGTAATCACTTAGTATATTCTGCTACTTAAGGAAAACGAGTACATAATCTTTTTATTTTCTTAAATTTATTGAAATCTCTAAATCTTTTCTAAATAATTAATTATGTACTCAAAAAAATATTCACTTATAACCATTAAAAATATATAGTAATCACTTAATATATTCTGTTACTTAAGGAAAACGAGTACATAATCTTTTTATTTTCTTAAATTTATTGAAATCTCTAAAACTTTTCTAAATAATTAATTATGTACTCAAAATATATTCTATATAACTTATTAAAAAAACAATATTATCTCATATTAATATATTATACTGCTTATTAAAATCTTAAAACTTTTTAAAACTTTTCTAAATAATAAGTTATGTACTCAAAATATAATCTATATAACTTAATAAAAATATATAGTAATCACTTAATATATTCTGCTACTTAAGGAAAACGAGTACATAATCTTTTTATTTTCTTAAATTTATTGAAATCTCTAAAACTTTTCTAAATAATTAATTATGTACTCAAAATATATTCTATATAACTTAATAAAAATATATAGTAATTACTTTCTATATTATACTACTTAAGGAAAAACGAGTACATAATCTTTTTATTTTCCTAATATTCTTAAAACCTCTAAAACATTTCTAAATAATTAATTATGTACTCAAAATACATTCTACATAACTTATAAAAAAACAATATTATATCATATTATTATATTATACTACTTAATGAAACGAGTACATAATCTTTTTATTTTCTCAATATTCTAAAATTCTTAAAACATTTCTAAATAAATAATTATGTACTCAAAATATATTCTCTTTTGAAAAATACTATTTCATCAATATTGCAATTATTTTAAATATACTATATAATCTTATTAGTATTATTTAATTTTCTACTTTTTCATGAAATATAAAAAATATAAAAATATATAATATACACATATAACACATACTAACATTCTCTTCTATCCCTTCAATAAAGCGAGAGTAACTCCCACCAACACATCTTTCTCCATCTGTATCTTTGCCTTTGCATCTTCAATTTCTTTTACCAAAATATTGTATTCATCTAACTTTCCTACTATTAAGTCGTAATATTCATCTATCTCATACTCATATATCCAATTCCTATGTTCATCATTATCATAATCACCTATTACGTATTCATCCATATAAAATACCATATAAGTTTCTCCATCTTCTTCCTCATATTCTTCCCATTCTTCCACCATATCATCCAATGTTTTTTTAATTTCCTCCATTTCATCCACTACCTCTTTTCCCACAATATACTTATCGTTTTTATCATCTAAAGCAATCTCAAACTGACATTTCTCCCACTCAGCCATATCTACATATTGTTTATCAAACAAATAGTATGCTTCCCTCTGCAGATACGATCCATATTTAGGCATCTTCTTTTCGTTTTTGTGTTTTACACACGGTTAGCTTGTTAGCTTTGTTGATTCGCACTTCTTGGTTTGGCGGATAATTATATTTCTAAAATATTCTATCATTTTTTAGATTTAATTTATTTTTTCAGAACTAATTTATTCTTAACATACATTTTTCTTTATTAATTAAATGGAGTACATTATATTTTTATTAGATTGATATTATCTCATTAAATATACTATATAACTTATTAAAAATAAAAAAGTATTAATCTTTTAAAAACATTGTTATCTATTTGTATATACAAACTAAATACATAATATAAATTATTTTTAAAAATATAAATAATAAATAGAAATTCTTATATATAATTTAATTACATACATACCGCATCATAACATTCATAGTATATAATTCTTGATTTAAAAGTTTGAAAGCATAAGGAATTCTAACCTGTGCTATATCTGTATTATTTTTACAGTATTTACAATTATAAATATTCTTTTCAGTATTTACATTTGCATGTAATCCACAAGTTTTACAAATAAATACACGATAATTATCTGATACATGTAACATTCTTTCTGCTAAAAAGTTAGCTGTACCGTGAGCTATGAAACAATCTCTTTCCATTTCTCCTAAACGAAGACCTCCTGAACGTGCCCTTCCTTCACTTGGTTGTCTTGTTAACATAACAATAGGACCATTTGAACCTCGAGAATGAACTTTGTCTGAAACCATATGTTTCAATCTTTGATAATATGTAGGACCGATAAATATTTCTGTACGAATTTGTTCTCCTGTACGTCCATTATATAGAATCTCATTTCCATATCTTTCCATTCCTGACCTCTCGAGAACTTTCGCAATATCTTCAACAGAACAATCATTATAAGGTGTAGAATCTCCGAAAGCACCAATATGACATCCCGCTTTTCCCATAATACTTTCCATCAATTGAGCTATAGTCATACGTGAAGGAATAGCATGAGGGTTCATAATAATATCAGGAACAATACCATCTTTCGTAAAAGGCATATCTTGATGTTTATATGTCATACCAATTGTTCCTTTTTGTGCACTACAACTTGCGCACTTATCTCCAATTTCAGGTTTCCTATTCTTACGAATGCGAACCTTACAGAACTTATAACCTTCACTATTTATACCGTTATAATTCATATCAACATACCCGTCATCATTAGACTTCATTGTAATACTGTTATCAACATAAGTAATTTCTCCATTTATTTTTTTAGGCATTACTTTACCAACAAGAATATCATTTCCTGTGATATGTGTATTCTTTGGTACAAAACCATCTTTACCTATTTTATCATAAGAATATGGTTTCTGTTCAGATTTATTTTCTGGATTTGTAAATATTTCTTCTTCACCTGTACTATGATTCTTATTACAAACATCTCTTACTGCTTTGTAATATGTACTTGTGAATAATCCTCTGTCTAATGCTGATTGATTAACCATAATACTATCTTCTTGATTAAATCCTGTATGTGTCATAATAGCTACAATTGCGTTTACTCCTGATGGAAGCTTATGAGCCATTGTATATTTTGATAATTTAGTATGTACGAGAGACTTTTGAGGATAATTTAGAATATTCCCCATTGTATCAATCCTTTTATTAAAATTACTTGCGTAAATACCTAATGCTTGTTTTCCCATAGCACAATTACTAATAGCAAACGAATTACCACCAATAAAACTATGACTTTCACTATTTACTGTAATATCTGATATCTTATTGTTATTATTAATCTTTCTATTATGAAAAGGTACAAACAGTAAATCTCCTTTTACATATACTTTTTGTTTCCAACTATCAAGATTTACATATTCAACCTCTTTATTAATATCATTATAATAACTTTTATACAAATAATATTCATTATTAATCGCTAATTCAATATGTAGACTTTTATTATAATAACAACCTATCGTTTCATAATATTTATTGAGATTAGCAATATCATTCATATCATATGAAATATTATTGTCTAATAGAACTTCCCTAATTATATTCTCAACATCTGTATTATGAACCTTTATATTCATAATAATAGATTTAATACATAAACTCAACTCATTTATATCTTCACATAAACATGATAAATAAGATGATACAAAATCAAGTTTAGTTACATTAGAACATTTATTAATCCAAGAAATATCTTTAGATAAATGATTGACAAATATAATATAATTTGTATCATAAATATTATATTTGTCAAATCCAATTTGAATAATATCTCTAATATAATCATCAATATTATCACCTGTGTTTTTTCCTTCTTTTACAATATAACACCCTACAATACGAGCTATTAAATTGATATTTTCATTGTTATTATCTAAAGGGTACAATAATAATTCTTTGTAAATATTTTCTTCATTACTGTAATTATATTTAGACAAATCAATAATATTTTTACAAATATCAAAATCATTAACATTCAATCGTGAACGATGCGATTTGATATATATTCCTAAGTTTGTTGTACTATTAAAGTTTTCAGAAACTTCCCAACCTTCATTTGTCATAAACTTATGATCGTATGTCGCAATTAAATTACGTCCACTAATTGTTTGTACGTCATATACTTTCTTATCTGTAACTCTATTATAATGTCCTATTACAAATGTATATTCAGTTTTCATTGTGATTGGATTAAAACATACAACCTTATCACCCAATACAATATCTTTAATATATTTAAAATTACCATTTGATAAATATACTTTTTCCATTTGATTAATACATTGATAGCAATTTCTCGGAGATTGATTGTGATCACTGAATGGAATATTAACACCTAAAATACCATTCATCAAACTTGGGTGAATTTCACAATGGGTATAAAATGGCGGTAATGCTGTACCTTTAATACCTTCATCTAAATCACTTGGAAATGTAGCAATCATTGAGTGATTTACTTCATCACAATCCATATATTCGATAAAACCTTCTTCATCGAGATAATTATCTGAATCATCTGGAAATTGTGTATTTTCATTTGGTGCGATAAAATAATCAAAATGTTTATCTTTAATGTAATCTTCAAATGAAATATTTTTTCTTTTAAGTATTCTTTCAATACGAAGAGTACGTTTATTTAAAATAGGATCATAATCTACAATATATAAAGGTCTATACATACGACCTGCTTCTGTACTGATTATAATATTTGACTTTTGTATATTCCAAGAAATTGATGTCATTGGATGAATTACACCTCCTCGTTTATAATGTTTTAATTTTGTATATAAATCATTAGGTTTATCATGATAACCAATAATATCACCATTAACCATAACATATACATTAGATATTTTACCCATATTTTTTAGAAAGTCGATTGGTGATTTATCTTCTGATGATGAATTATAAGAATCATCATATATTACACAACCTAATTCTATGAGAACTTTACGAATATGAATACTATTCATTGAAATAGAAATATTAGTACTCAAAGCCATATTCTTTACTAATCCTACAGAACTTCCTTCAGGTGTTTCAGCAGGACAAATCATACCAATTTGAGAATTATCTAATTTTCTTGGTTGTACTAACTTTCCATTTTTTTCCATAGCTGTATTAATTCTTCTCAAATGTGAAAGTGTACTTGCATACGACATTCTATTTAAAACTTGTGATACTCCTTGTTTTATATTTTGAAAACTACCAATACTTTTAATACCCCAATTACCTGTAGATAATGAATATTTTATCCAAGATTCTAATAAAGATTGTTTGAAAAATCTATGAATACTTATATCTGAAATGATATTAGCAATAGGTGTATTAGAGTTTCCTCTCCACAAATTCAATTCTTTTTCTATTGCGACCTTTAGTTCTTTTGTCATCTTTCCATAACATTGTCTGAATAAATTACTCATTAATACACCTGGTGTATCAACACGTTTATTTATATAAGAATCACGATTATCATAATTATCATATCCAAGATAAATACGGATCATTTTGCGAATAACGTAACCAATGTAGAGTGCTTTTCTTCTATAATTTTTTCCAACATGAGGTAAGAAGTCGTTTAATAAGTTATTTTGTAATAGTGTTCTATTAACTGAATGTTCGTTATTCTTATTTGAACCAATCATAATTTTAATTAGAACATTTTCTGCTTGTTCTTGTGTATTAATATCACAAGCATCTTCACAACACGCCATCAATTCATTTATAATACGTTGATTCTTTTCTTGATCTGTATCATAAATAATATGATGAATAATTTCTTTATCACTAATAATACCAA